TTTTCGTAATTGTACATAAGCGGCTCTCTCGTCAAAATCCTCTATTATTTTAGATAGTCTCGCCGTATTGTACGAAATGTTCAATATCGAACAAGCGTCTTTTTTTGTTATTGGCTTCGATCCGTCGGTAGGGTTCAACAGACTTTTTACTTTCTGAATATTCTCTGGCGACAGATTCTCGTATTCCCTCTTCTTTACCATTCTCTAGTCTCTCGATTTCTCTGTTTAGATACCATACTGCCTTTCGTAAATCTTCTACTTCATTCTGTTTAAGTCCTGCTCTCCAGATATACTTTAGAGCATTACCCAGGCAGAAGTTCATGTGCTCTGTAATTTGTATACACTCTACACCGCTTGGATGCGCGGTATAGTGGGGAGGTTTGTTTACATTATCTGTCATAACTACTCATCAGGGTCGTAGTGACAATACCACGGCCCGCTATCTGGTTCGCTGTACCACCAGTCCTCTTCTAAAGCATTAGGGCATCGTATAGGATCCCCATTACTATATCCATCTCCAACTAGGTATTCTCCACAATTTGGACAAGTATCACGAGTATTCCAATGTTCCATTAGTAGTGCTCTTCCTCGTCAAACAAACTTTCTAGCTCTTTGTCTCGTTCAAGTCCTGCCAGTTTATGAGCAATATGATACTCTTTACAAACTTCTTCAAAAGTATGCCACATATTTTCAAACTTGATTTCGTATAAGTCTTTAATAGCTAGGTACTTATTCATAAGAGCATCAGCTAACTCAGGAGCCATACTCTCCCACTTGGGATGCTCTAGGAAATGCTTACTTACTAGCTCAATGTCTTCAGTAACATTCGCAAACTGTAGCATCTGTTGTTCTAAATCAAAAATTGAGTTACTCATCATTTACTCCAAAATAACTTAATGTAATCTTAAATGCATCTATATGCTTGGCAATTTCAACCAAATCTTCATCTTTATCAGTAGAAAATATACCGCAGGTATCGGTTTCTTCTTCGCGAGCTTTTAAATCATGCTCCATATCAGCAATTGTTTGCTTTAGGTTTTCTACAATTAAAAAATCTGCGGTATCAGAATTAATATCGATCTCAACTTTCATTTTGCTGTAATCCTCTTCTCATAATCTGCGAGTTCATCATCCCACCAAGATGGTTTGGGTCTGTGAGACCAAACGGCAAAAGTAGCCTTATCGAGATGATAGTAGTCACGATAAGACTGTATAGGATTATCATAGTCTTTGAGTACGTCCGGCATTGCCAATCCGAAAGTTGTGAATCCAAGTCTCTCCATTCGCTGAGGCTCTGGTAGCTCGTTGATGACTGTGACTGACTTGTGCTGCTTTCCATATCGGTAACGATATTCTTCTCCAAGTGCATTTCCATAACAATGAGTCCACTCGTAGTTATCAAGTGAACTGCGTGCCCATATAGTGCATGGGTGATTATACATCATTGGTAGGTAGGGAGTGACAGTACGCTCTTCTGGTTTGAGAGGTTTCTCTGGAGCTTTTGCCTCATTTAGAATAGCCGTCTCTTCTTTTGTAAGAGCGCGAGGAATAAACCCCAGGACTTTATCAATCCAGATAGTTGTGCAACATATCTGAGCGACTTCCAAGGGCATTTTTACAATATGTTTGTCGACATGAGCTTCTGCACACTTGTCGAGATCCTCGTCAAGAAAAAATAAATTCATAAGTACTCCGAAAATTAGACTATATTATACTAAATTCGAAGTTTTTTGTCAAGATCTATTTTTGGATCGACTGCATATACAAGTTCATTTGTATCGTAGTTCACTATCTCACTGACAGAATTATACTTCTTGCTCATGTGTTCAGCAAATTGTATTGCTTTGTCATAGTGATCGAATCGTATAAATTTTTTATCTCCGAAAGTAACCATGTAAGTTTTCATTTATGCCTCAGTCAATTACTTCAATTTCTTTACGAATACTTCTAGAATATACTGGACGAAGTCGTGCATCTTCTTCTACATAGTCATTTTCTCTATGCACAAGAGAAACAGTATATCGAACTCTATTTAAACTATATGCAGTATCAGAAAAACTTCTATCTCCTGCAGGTACTCCTATGTAAGAGTTGCCATTAAAAATTTCATCACAATCTAATTTTGAATTAGAATGAAAATATCCCTCTCGCCCATATGACATTAGATCATCTTTGCGATTGCATATATCGTTATATCCGTGCCCAAAGTCGGGAAAAATATAGCCTGATGCTTCCCATGATTGATTTTCAGGGCCATGTGCAAGTCCAACAGAGTGTCCAATCTCATGTAGATCAGTATATATATCACATCTACTCATAGATGCAGGAGGCTTTCCTTCGCTAAAATATGTGGATACTTTTGCGACTCCACACGTATCTGGGTATGATGTGTTTCTACCAAGTACTATGTCTACTGGTAATCCAACCGATATATTTTTTATGTTCTCGGTAGTGTGCCAGTGAGCAAGATAAACTTTAGTAAGTTTGTACCTGATGTGTACGCCGGACTTTTCGTATACTTTATTGTATTCTTTAACTTTATCTTCGTATCTCTTCCACTGATAACTATCAGTATCATACTCTTCAAGAACACTAATAGGAACGTCTATACCATAATCGGCGTGACTGGCATATATTAAAATACCAAGCTCCCAAGTAACTATTTTGTCGTCATCTTCACCGTAGTAGATATAATTTTGAGAGCTTCTTTGGTAATATCCTTCGCAATCTATTCTATTTTCTACTTTACAAATTGGTTCTGGTTCAATACGAAACTGTATTTCTTCTACGCCGAGAGTAAAAATTCCATCTCCAGTGCGCCCATCTCCATATATCTCTACTGTGTCTCTACCTGTTCGTATTGCTTTTCCTATTGTAGTAGAGTGATGTACCATCCCCCAGGGCTCATCTCTTCCCAGCATATCCACATAATTTATATCTAAGATTACAGGATAGAATCTATCTCCTACTTCTTCTACTGTAGAGAGTGTTAGAGTTCGAGAAAAGCCACATTTCCAAGACCGAGGATTCTTTGTGGAATATCTTTCGCCATTTTCATCTTCCCAGATAAACCACTGTACGCCAGGATAGTCTTTGCTGCAACCTGTTTTAACAAGTACATCAGCTGCAGCACTCGCAGATATAAAGAGTAGCAACCCCGCTACAACCCCGCGAAACACTATTCAACATTTTCTAACCTGGTCATTAACCGTTCTGCACGATTAGTAACCTGTCGATACCATAAAGAGTCTCTACCTTCTGCCGCTGCCTCTTTCCATTTGCCCTGAGATAGCATATTCTTCATATTCATAAACTTTGATAAGCGAGTCGCCCCTAAATTGAAGGCCATGTTGACCATTACGAGTTGAACCTCTTCCGGCCAGTTGTGCCATTGTCCGTAAAGTCGTTCGCAGTCCTTAATGGCATACTCAACGTCTCGATCGAAGAGCTCTCGACTTCTCTCAGCCGTAATGGGTGTCCCGGTAGGTTTTCCAAACTCTTCATCTTCTGGCGTGACCAAGTGTCCGATACCGATAGTAGGGTAGCCCAAGTGATCTTTATAGACTTGAAGAACTTCGCCTTCATCTGCTTTAATTTCTTCATATAATTTTTCACGATCCATGTTTACTCCTATAATCCGTGATTGCGGCTTTAATCGCGTCTTCGGCCAACACGCTACAATGTATCTTCACAGGCGGGAGTGATAGTTCTTTAGCAATTTGGACATTGCTGATTTCTCCCGCTTCGTCAAGGGACTTTCCTCGAACCCATTCTGTGAGAAGTGATGAAGAAGCAATAGCACTGCCGCATCCGTAAGTTTTGAATTTAGCATCTTCAATAATTCCGTCGGGCGATACTCTGATTTGAAGTTGCATGACGTCTCCACACGCTGGAGCACCTGTGAGGCCTGTTCCGACATCTGGAGCATCTTTGTCAAGCTTTCCGACATTTCTGGGATTTTCATAATGATCTAGTACCTTTTCTGAATACATTTAAACCTCCTCGGCTACAACTCTACAGTTCGGCCAGTTCTGATTTACATTGCAATCAACTCTTTTAATTTCTACTGTAGTGCATCCGCTAATCAACAATACGAATACCATTACTCCTAGTCTCTTTCCTAAGTAAGTCACTTGCTTTGTACCTCCATACATTTGGTAGAAGCCCGTGTACAAGTAATATAAATGCTACTTTCCAGGCTCCGAACAAATGTTCGAAATAAGATTTATTTACCTCTTCGAGATGACTTCCAGTCTCCATACTTCATTCCTGCTACCATAATAATTGCTGCTAAAAGTGAAAATAAAAATATTGCTTCTTCTGGGTTCATGTTCCTCCCCCCGGCCAATACCAAGAGAAGATTGCCACTCCGAGAATTAGAAGTAATACATATACATAAGGTTCAATCATTTATATGACTCACACAGAGGCGATGGAGCACCTGCTGGATGCCTAATATCACAGTTTCTATCATAAGGTTCGCATCGTGCCATTGCAAAAAGACAAAATACTAAGGCTGCTGTAAAAATCCACCCTTCCCAATCCATTACCACTCCAATAGTTTGTTAAATGTTCCTTCTTGTACTACTTCTTCTGTATCTTCTGGGGTTTCTTTAATCATCGTTTGTATACTATCTTCGTAGTATACAATAAGATTTCTTTGCTGGTCAATGTATCTTCGTAGTTCTGCTACATTTAATGACATATTTTCATAGTCAGGTACGCTCAAGGCAAAGAATACAACTACTCCTGATTCTTTTTCAAAAGTAGCTAAAAACTCTTCCATGTTTTCTGGCGTTACCGCATAGAACTTAACTCTATGCAGATTAAGAGGCTTAGGATGCGGTTGTATCGGAATGTCTTTTACGACATAATCTGTTTTAAGTACTACTTGAGGCTCTACACTCGCACAAGCACTAGTCAGTAGCAGTAGGCTGCTTACCAGAATCAATTTCGAGT